ACAGGCATCCTTAGCGGATCTTAAACGCCTTCATGGTCAAGAAGCATCTCTCACCCGTAAGTCTCAAGAAGTTGCTGCCAAACGCAAAGAGGCCGAAGAGGCCACTGGCAAAGCACATCTAAGCTATCAAAAGCTTCTCGAAAGAGCGGAAGCGCGAATGAAGCCTTATCAAGAGGTAGACATGCTAGTCGCAAGTAGACAGATGTCCACTGAGGATTTTGCTGCATTCCGCCGTGAAAGCCAGGAAGCTGAGAAAGATCTAAAGTTTCTCAAAGAAGAAGCTAATGCATTCTACCAGGACGCTCAAGCACAACAACAAAAGCAAGTGCAAGAAGCAGCCACAGAATGCATCAAAGTCTTGAAGAATGATCTGCCCGATTGGGGTGACGAATTGTACAATAGCATTCGCACTTACGCAGTCAGTCAGGGATTACCTCAGGAACAAGTAGATCAATATGTTGACCCACAAGTCATTAAGATTCTCAACAAAGCTAGGCTTTATGATCAAACAAAGGCTACTGCACAAACAAAGAAAGCGAAGGCCAAAGTGATTAAAGCTAAGAACACCACTAGACGAGTACTGAAGACCACGAAGGCACCAAAAACTGACGCCGACAGAAATGCCCAACGTCAACGGAAAGCCCAAGATAAGCTTCGGAATAACCCAAGTCGAACTGGTGATTTAGATGACATAGCTGATGCTTTACTAAGCAGATGGGAGCGATAATCACACTATCGTTTTAACATTCAATCAATCTAAAAAGGAACTCTTACAATGAGTTTATATTCCACATACGACCAAACGGGTCTCAAGGAAGACGTTTCGGACATTAAGTAAGAATGGTGTCCTTTCAGCGTAAGCTGTCAAAACAAACCGTGTGAACTCAGGGAACATCCTACGGGACAATCCTGAGCCAAGCCTCGAGACATCGAGGAAGGTGCAACGACCATCCAGAAATGGAGTAGGGCCAAGTGGCCCGAAGCGCACGGCCCCTGTTCAACCAGGGTGATGATATGGTCTGCTCTATATGGCATAACATATAGCTGTCAAAAGACGGTCTAGTATTAACGACACTAGGCGAACAACAAGCATTTCTGATATTACTCCTACAGATACCCCTATGTTCAGCATGATCCGATCAGAGAAAGTCTCTGCAAGGACATACTCCTGGCTCGAGGATAGCCTCGCTAACGCTGCGAATAATGCGGCAATCGAGGGAGCCGACGCATCAATGGCTACTCTAAGCCCAGCCACTGAGCGAACAAACAACACCCAGATCCTGACCAAGGCTTTCCAAGTAAGTAACACAGCTGACGCCGTTGCTACTTATGGCCGAGCGAAGGAAACTGCGTTAAAGATGGTAGCGTAGTATAAACGATGTGAATTCAAAGGAAGCCTAAGTCGAAAGATATGGTAACTTTGAGCGAAGCCTCGAAAGAGGAACGTGCAACGACTATCCGCAAGGAGTACACCTAAGTAGGTGGAAGCGCATCGGTCAGTAACTAACTGACATGACATAGTCTGATCTTATGTGAAAGCATAAGCTGCCTTTGGGCGGTCTAGTATTAACGACACTAGGCGAACATTAATGACCAACTTGGTAAGGCGCTTAAAGAAATCAAGCGTGACCTAGAACGAGCTTACGTGGGCGTAGATAACGCCGCTGCGACAGGCTCGGAATCAGCTGCTCGGGAAATGGCATCAGCTACTCAACAGATTTCAACAGCTGTTGACGCTGGCAGTAACTCCACTGACGCTCTAACTGAAGCCAAGCTTCTTGAGCTAGGGCAAACTTGCTTTAACAACGGTTCAGACCCAACTGTGTTCATGATTAAACCAGCTGATGCTCAAATCGTTGCTGGCTTTGCAGCTGCGTCTGGGCGTAACCGTGAGTTTGCTCAAACAAAACAATTGGTAAACGTAATCGACCTCTATGTGTCTCCTTATGGTGAATACAAAGTGGTCCTTAACAGGCACCAATTATCAACCCATGCATTCTTGATTGACCCAGCGATGTGGCGATCAACAGTGCTACGTCCGTTCACACGTACACTTTTAGCGAAATCTGGTGACTCAGATAAGCATTTTTGTGTCGGCGAATATTCTATTAAGCACACCAATTTTGGTGCCGATGGAATGATTACAGGTCTTTCATAATCTAATCTAAGACCTCACGAGATGAGGCCCACCCTTGTCACTTAAACCAGGTTTCTGCTCTCCTTACCTGGCGACGACTTGGGTGGGTCTCTTTTTTTATACATTAAGGAGATCCACGTCACATGAAGACTGACAAGAAGAAACATCATGTCGACCTGATAGGCATCAACACAGATTACCTACAGGAAGGCGACAATGTTGTGCGAAAGCACACACAAGAGATTAGCCAGGCATTTTTAGATGACCTCAAAGACAGCCGCAATGAATCTACCAAGCAACGCGAAGGTGATTTCATGCGTGTAGCCTCAATTCCAACTGTGGTTGCAGAGCAATGGTTGCGCGAAGGCTTCGACTTGTATCAGGCTACTGGCCCCGAAATAGTAAAGCGTCTTCGAGAACAGAACCTCGACTACTTTTTAGCTACCGACAAAAGGATCTAATTGATGGCAAAACGCGGTTTATATTCCAACATTGCTGCAAAACGTAATCGCATTAAAGCTGGCAGTGGCGAGAAGATGCGGAAAAAGGGCGCTAAAGGCGCTCCTACTAATGCCGCATTTCGTAAAGCAGCAAAAACAGCAAAAAAGAGATAACAAATGAACAAAGGTGAACTCAGGGCGCACTTCCTGGCCCTTCTAAATAGGACGGACTGTAGCAATACCCTGGCTGATACCTTTATTAACCAAGCTATTGCCCGGATAGAGCGTACATTACGCATACCGCCAATGGAAAAGACTAGGTCTTATACAATCTTATCGAGCACGACATTTGTGACAATACCTCAGGACTTTCTCGAGATTACAGATTTCTACTACGACAGTACAAACCTAAGTAGAATACCGCTGGCTAAGATGGTTGAGATTACTGAGGGAGGTGAGGCTGGAACACCAAAGTTCTTTAGTCGAGAAGGTGAGATAATGAAGATTTATCCCTTTCCGACAAGCGGAACACTATCAATGAACTACTATGCGTCATTCGTTGATATGACAGCTGATAGTGATGAGAATGACTTAGCTTTAATAGGTTCAGATCTAATTATCTATGCTGCGCTGTCTTATGCCTCAGATTACTTCCTTGATGATCGAGGGCAGCTGTTTGAGGCCAAGTTCGTTCAATTTATGTCCGAACTGCAAGGACAAGCAAATGACGCAGAAACATCTGGAACTGTGCAGTCAATGCAACCTGTAGCTCTATACATCGAGGGTTAATACTTATGTCAAAGTCTTCATTTTACTCTGGTACTGGTCTGACCAATAACAACCAGAATGCAATCGACGGAGCGAAGAATGCAGCTGAAGCAGCCAGGGATGCAGCCCAAGCTGCACAGACAGCGGCTGAAACGGCAAAGACTAGTTCAGAAACTGCGGCTGCTTCCACATCGACTAATGTAAGTACCGCAACTACTAAGGCATCTGAGGCTTCCAACAGTGCCAACACTGCGAGTACAAAAGCCCAAGAGTCTGCGGCAAGTGCCGCTACAGCGACGACTAAAGCTCAAGAAGCATCTGCAAGTGCCGCTACAGCGACGACTAAAGCTCAAGAAGCATCTGCAAGTGCCACCACGGCGACGACTAAAGCCTCTGAAGCATCTGCAAGTGTAAACTCTGTGGCCTCTGATGCGGCAGACGCGGCTGCAAGTGCCACCACGGCGACGACTAAAGCCTCAGAAGCCGCAGCAAGTGCACTGACAGCTTCTAACCATGCTTCTACGTCATCTACTAAAGCCTCTGAAGCCTCTACAAGTGCCACCACGGCGACGACTAAAGCTCAAGAAGCATCTGCAAGTTCTGCAACCGCAACCACTAAAGCCTCTGAAGCTTCTACAAGTTCTGCGACTGCGACTACTAAAGCCTCTGAAGCCTCTTCTAGTGCCTCTACTGCATCCACCAAAGCCTCTGAGGCCGCTGCAAGTGCCGTTACCGCTGCATCCGAAGCATCCGATGCCGCCACAAGTTCTGGTACCGCGACTACTAAAGCCTCTGAGGCAGCTGCAAGTGCCGTAACGGCCTCTGGTCACGCCTCTACTGCAACCACTAAAGCCTCTGAAGCTTCTGCAAGTTCTGCGACTGCGACTACTAAAGCCTCTGAGGCATCTTCGAGTGCCGCAACTGCAACCACTCAAGCTACAAATGCCGCCTCGAGTGCATCAACAGCAACTACTAAAGCCTCAGAGGCATCCTCAAGTGCCACCACTGCATCAGCTGCTCAGACAGCCGCTGAGGGTGCCAGGGACAGTGCACTAGCTGCCTTCGATAGCTTCGATGATCGGTACTTAGGGGTTTTCTCTACGGCACCTACAGCCGACAACGACGGTGACAGCCTGGCAGCTGGTATGCTTTTCTTTGATAGTACAGCAAGTGCTATGAAGGTATATACAGGTTCTGCCTGGGTTGCTGCTTATATATCTGGATCTGACTACCTACCTTTAACTGGGGGAACACTTACAGGCGCTATTACTTTTGCATCTACCCAGACATTCGATGGTCGAGATGTGTCAGCTATGGGATCTAAGCTAGATGCAATCGAGGCGTCAGCTGATGTGACTGATGCAGCCAATGTTAATCCACTGGTCGACAGCCACTTAAACACCTCGACAGCAAGCTCTGGTGAGTACTTAAGTTGGAACGGAAGTGATTACGACTGGGCTAGTGTACCAGCTGGGTATGCTAACAGCGATGTCGACACACATTTAAATACAAGTAGTGCATCGAGTGGTCAGT